TGCTCTTGCACTTAGCGCAATAGATGGTTGCGTTCATAGCATTACCTTTCGTGGGTGGGATTGTTTATGTCGGGCGAAAATCGGCGGGGATACCGATGGCTCTCTGTGTAGATAGAGAGTGAGAGAGACATAAGGAACAGAGACCATACACGCTCACTAAGAAGCCTCAGTCATAAGTCTTATGTCTCTTCCACTAACTACCTAGTAACTACCTGCTCATAGAGTAGCCCCCTAGCCGTAGGCCTGGTGGTACTCACAATGATCATAGATAGTTGCCGACAGTAGCCTGAATAGACTCCCCACTCCCAATGATGGGAGATAGGGAGCCTATTCGTTAGCAGGACACCGAATTGCGGGCGTGGATTGCTCTGGGGGGCTAGACATTACACCTAGCACTGAGCCGATTGGTCGGCATACCCCATCTATGACCATAGAGACTATGACCATAGATAGAGGCAGGGGGAGAACCTAATCCCCCCCTGCTCTACCGAGTTATGCGATTAGGAGATTAACGCTGGCTCTGGTGCGCTCATAACTGCCTTGACCTTCGCTGAAGTCTTGGCAGATTCGTAACGCTTGATGACCGCCTTGAGTGCCTTGATGTAGTCATCTTGCTCTTCATCTGGTGTGAAGACAATAGACTCATCATCTAAGCGAGAAGCAGACTTAAGGAGTGCCTTGCCACCTACGCCAGAAGTATTATCTTCTTGACGCTTGGCTTGGCTTACCTTAGTTAGACGCTTGACCGCCTTCTTGTATGACTCGACAACCTTCTCGAAGGTGTCGGCTTTCATTACAGAGCGATACACTTCGGACTTACCAAGACGAGCCATCTTGTAGACGGCTGTCTTGTTCTCCTTAGTTGCGCCGTAGGTATAAAGCAACCAACCACCCATAGCAAGACGACGGACTTCATCAGACTTTATTAGGTCTGATGCGTCGTTTATTGTGCTGTGGGGGAATTGTGCGAATACCCCTGCCACTTTTACAAAGCGGGCGGTTACTGCTGTTTCGCTATTGCCTTCTTCTAGGAAGATAGGCTCTAACGCTGTTGCTAGTGTGTGTGTGGACATAATACTCCCCTCCTAAGGGAGAGAGAGCAGGGCCACTCGCCCTGCTCCCACCACCCCTGCTAGACTAGACGCCTAGCAGGGACAGAAGAAGCAGAGCGCACCACGCCCGCAGTATCTCTCGGCTTCCTACCGATACATACAACGATAAAAAATACATTCGACACCTTTGTCCCCCCCTACCCTTAAGTCGTTTAAGTCGTGTTTGTCCGCCAGGTGAGACGCAGGGTTGGGACTATTTTGAGCTATACAGTGGCCAAGGCAGTGTCCGATTTGTGACTTTGATCATAGTTTGATAAGTTGTGAGCGTAAAAACGGGTAACTCTCATCATAGTTGGTGAAAAAATGGCGGGGAATATGCTAAACTTCATGCAGAGTGCTCAAAATGAGGCTCTAATTAACTAATTTCGTCTAAGGAGAAATTAAAATGGCAACATTTACTACTGGTTTAACACCAGATCGTTCAGAAATCACAATCTCAAACCTCTTTCCTCAGTTCAATCGCTGGGCAATCGGGTTTGATCCACTATTTGACACATTTTCTCGTGTCTCTAGTGCAAAATCGAGCGGGTATCCTCCATACAACATCTTCAAATATAAGGACAATTACGTCCTAGAGATCGCTGTAGCAGGATTTGCTAAGGAAGATATCACCATCACTGTGAAAGAGCTTCAGCTGACCGTAGAAGGCGTTAAATTGCCATCTGTGGACGAGTATGTGCACAAGGGAATTGCTAACCGTGACTTCAAGCAGGACTTCGTATTAGCGGAGTATGTAGTAGTCAAGGGAGCAGAGATGAAGGATGGATTACTACGCATTAATCTAGCTCAGGAGCTACCCGAGGAGAAGAAGCCAAAGGTTATTGAAATCGCATAATCTCTGGTAGAATATTTAATAAGGACGCCTCAGTAGGTTATGCCTACTGGGGCTCCACAATTTTAGGAAGTAAAGATGGATTTAGTAAAAGAAAAAGAAGTAAAAGAGTTAACAGAGCAAGAGAAGCAAGATCTATTCTGGCAGAGCCAAGTAAGCTTTGAGGAGTAACTACATCAAGGCTTCCCGCCGAAAGGAGACGAAATGCTAGATGTGTTATGTTATGACTGTGGAGTAATGTTCCAAGTTGAAGAAGGAACCAAGAATCCGACTAAGGCTCACAAGGAGTGCAAGAATGCCAACCTATGACTTTAGATGTGAACGCTGTAAGGTAGTCCATGAGATTACCCGTTCTTTTACTGATGTGAATACACCACCCTGCCCCGGGTGTGGCGATGAGCTAATCCGCATTTGGCAAGCAACCCCCGCACACTTTAAAGGTGGCGGCTGGGCTGGTAAAGAGTAGACTTGACCAATGGCAGCTAAAGGTGGTTTAGGTCCCGAGGGATACAAGCGTTTACAAGAAGCTGCTGATATGTTGTCGGGTAAGAAGGTTATTGCCTCCCGCAATGATGGTTTGGATATGCTTATCCCTAACCGCACTCTTGCACAGAGCAGCGATCCTGATTTTGGTATCGGGTATGAAGTTATGGATGCTAAGTCCTCAAACCCGCTAGGAAGAGCTAGAGCCCAGAGAATTGGGTATAACAAGGATCTTCAGTACTTAGCTATCCTGATGCGTGATGGAACCCTTGTAGGATATCCCGGCGTTACTGAAGATGAGTGGGATGACTACTCCAGCTTCTCTTCAACTACTGATTACATAGAAACAATTCTTTCCCGCTACTCTAATGGTCGCTGGGAGAATAAGACTCTAGGTAACCTGCCTCAGAGCAACCCCCAAAACTTTACACAAGGCACTATCGATTAGTCTGATAGTATTTACACCTAACTACTGAGAGGGTTCTATGACAACGCTTGTCGCTATACAAGGTGATGGCTGGTCCGTCATTGGATGCGATAGTCGTGCATCTAGTGAAGATGGTCGCTATATGGACCTTGCTACCTCTAAGGTTATAGATAATAACGGAATACTGATCGCAGTCTCCGGTGCTTCCCGTGGTGGAAATATTACACAGTTTGGTTGGAAACCGCCTAAACCACGTGCTAATGAAAACTTAGATGTGTTTATTACAAATAGGTTTATACCCCAGATGCGTGAAACTTTTATAAAAGCCGGTTACGATGCCAAAGATGATGGCGATGCAGCTGGCCACGACTCTAGTCTTATCATTTCAGTTCGTGGAGTTATATACCCAATTTTTGAAGACTACTCGTGGGATCGTGAAGCCCGCAACGTTTACTACGCAGGTTCGGGTGGAGATGTAGCTCTAGGAGCACTTGAGGCTTTAGAGTACACAAAAGCTAAAAGTCCTGCAGTTGCCGAAAAAATATTGCGTAAGGCCGTAGAGATTGCCTGTAAACATGATATTTATTCTGGCGGAAAAATCATTACACACATACAAACTGCCTAATCCTTAATACTATACTCCTGTCCCTAAGTGCACCGGGACGATAAACCCTCTATATAGAAAAGGTAAAATAATGGCCGTAAATAATAATGGCAACTTGGTGGATACCTCCGGCAACGTTGCAGTAGATTTCGTATGGGGAAATTTCCCTATGCAACCAAATGATGATCGCACAGATGGAACAGCTGTTTCAGTTGTTGCTGCCGATGCATCTGAAAACAAGCAGTGGACCGGATACTCAGTGTATCCAAGTGCTCGCCTAAACGCATCTTACGATAGCCACGCTATCGCAGAAGCAGAGTGGGCTAACTATCCTTCATTTATTGCAGCTGAACCTAACTACATGGTTTCAGCAGTATCAGGTGATGGAACAACAGTTACATACACATGTCAGAATTACTTCACTGGTGGAGAGTCTGTAAACATTACTGGTCTTACAGCAAATGCTTACAACCTTTCATCAGCAACAGTTGTAAACCCACAAAAGACTTCATTCCAAGTTACTAACGCAGCAAACGCTGGAACTATTACAGGTCAACTTGGTAAGGTTCAATCAACAACTGCTCTTACAGCAGCTGATGGTTTTGGAATTAACTCAGGTGTTCCATACATTCAAGTACCTTCAGTAATCGGTAAGACAACAGCTCTTGCTCTTGATGCTCTTAAGGATGCTGGTTACGAAGCAGCTAATATCACAACAGCAGCTGGCGCAACAAACGCAGCTTCAACAATCACAGCAGTTTCACGTACAGGTACAGCAGCAACAATCACCTCTTCAGGTGCTGGTGCTAAGTACCCAGTTGGAACTAAGATTACAGTTGCATCACTTGTATCACCAGATACTGCACTAAACGGTACTTGGACAGTTACAGCAGTTGCTACAAACACTGTTTCTTTCACAACCACAACATCAGGTACTCTTTCAACAACAGGTCTTTCTGTTGCTGGACTTACAGGTGTTGCTGGAACAATCAAGACTCAGTCAACAGCTGCAAATGCTGCCTCAACCGCAACAACAGCTACAATTACAATCACACCGTTTGCAACAGCTTCATAATAGCAAAAACTAAATAGCGCAAAGGTCGGGAGAAATCCCGGCCTTTGGCATTTCTAAGAGTTCTATTGGTGGGAGAATACGATTATGACTCACACACACCATCATCTAAAAAAGCATGCAAAGCATAAGCATGATCACACTGTGTCTGTAGGACGTGGTGGGTTTTTGGTACCAGGGCAAAGTTGGTGGGGATGCTGGGGCAATAATTGTGATGGTAAGGGTAATGGTGATGAAAGTAACAACCACGAAGCTAGTGAAACGTCTCAACAAGAGAGTCAGGAGCAAGGCGATGGTGCAGCAGCAACAGCAGGCGGAGAGGCCGGAGAAGCGGGAGCAGTCTCAACCGGTTCAGGAGCTAGTGCTGGGGCCGGTGGTATGTGACCAATGCTCTGCTAGAGCAAAGATGGAAGTATCATTAACGTCGGGGATTTTAACATTCTGTCTACATCACTATAATATTAATGCCCAAGCGCTTACAGAAAAGGGCGGAATTGCTAAACTTCTTGACATATCAGGCGAAAAGGTAGGATTAGCATGAAGAACACATTGAATAATGGTAGCGCCGTTCAGGCCAGTAATACCATCGGGGCAAACGGTGGCATCCTTGGTGCAATGGTCAAAAAGTGGCAGATGGATTATAACCACAATTTAGAGATGGATCGCATCAAGCACAAAACTATAATGGGTCTTGCAGCAGAATCTGCTGGCGCTGCAATTCAACATCATTATAATACTGTTATGGAAGGCATCAAGACTTCAGAGCTTGATAAGCGTAACACTCGTCAAAACGAACTTGATCAGCAATTAGAACAAGCAAAGCATATTAATAAGACTGCACAACAAGATCAAGCTACTTCAGGAAATATTAAACTTGCACAGAAAACTGCTGCAGCTGCTCGTGCTACAAAGAAACATGGAAATGTAACAGATCTTAACTCTATGAAAGCACTTAGCAAAAGTCTTAATGAAGGTACTGTTTCTCCATTTGTTGCTGGCCCAAATAGCATTCAAAATATTGGTCCTGGATTAACTCAGCATATTAATACACTATTCCCTGCTGCCGGAGCAGCTGGCAATACTAATACAAAAACTACTAACCCTAACCCAGGAACTCAACCTCCTACAAGTAAAGTTCGTAAGAAGAGTGCTCCTAAACCTCGTACTACTCCAGTAGGCGCAACACCAAACCCATCTTCATCACCTGTTGTAACCCCGGCTGCAGCTCCTCAAGTAAAGCCTGCACGTCGTGCTAAGAAAGCTACTATCGCAAAGGTTAATCCATAATGGCACGTAGTAAAAAGAAAATTGATATCGCACCAGAAGATATGGACATCGCTAAGAACCTTGGCGTTAAGACTGAAGAAAAACCTAAGGTAGATCGTGGTGCTGAACGTAAGAAGTATAAGGCTGCACGTGAAGCCGCACTTATTGGTGGCGCACTTACTCTTGCACAACGTGAAGAGCGTGATGCTGCAGCAGAACAAAAGCGTTATGAAGCAACCCTTGCTCGTGGAGCAGGCGTACCGGGAGTTGAAACAGTAACAGTTCCTCGTGGTAAGGCCTATGAAGAGCGTAAGCGTAAAGAGGCTAGAGAAGCTGCTGATGCAAAATATGCGGCTAAGAGTGAACAATTTATTGAATCTAAGAAACCTACTGAAACTGTACCTATTGGAAAGCCTAAGCTTGATGAAGCAGAGCTAAAAGTTCTAGGTAAGAAAGAAATTTTAGAGCGTGCTACAAAGAAACAAGCTTTTGATCTACCTAAGCGTGGACGTTTTGAAAAGCCTATTACTTTAGGTACTCCAGAAGCAGATCTAACTGAAACATCGTTTACAGCTGAAGAGTCTGCTGTTAATGCAGAAAAAAGCGCAAAGCTTTATGCAGATAAGCTAGAGCGAGATGCTCGTGCAAGAGAAGGTCAAGAGATTACTGCTGCTTCTCTTAAGTTTACAAAGAAAAAGGCAGAGATTGCAGGAAAGCCACAGTTTGATCCTATGGCTGCTACAGCAAAGCTTCGTCCTGCAGATAAGGGATTAGCTCCTAGCGTATACGACTACATGAGCAACTCAGCAGAGCGTGCTGCCGCAAGTCTTAAAGAAGCTCGACCAAAGATTGCAGAACTTACAGGTAAAGCTCCTGAAGATATTTCATATTCTGGAGATGAACCATACGATGTTAAAGATGCTGCAGGAAATGTTGTAGCGACTCGTACTGTAAACTCACACGCTTTGTCTCTTGCAAAAAAGTCACATCGTGCGGCTAAGCGTACCGGTAAAGAAGTTAACGGTATTAAGCCTACAGATAAGCGCCCATCTAAGGTAGAAGACATTCTTGGAACTCCTCACCAAGCTATGGCATACCAACTTCGCCATCTTCCATCTTTGACTGAAAAAGATGTTATGGCTGCACCTGGACTTGATCGTGAAAAGTTTAGGGTAAAATCAGAAGCTTTAATGAGCGCTGCTGTTAATAAGGCAGAATCTACTCGTAAGATCAATGTCGCTAATGAAGTTCAAAAGGGACATAAGGGTTGGGAAGATGAAAAAGGAATGGTTCACCCATTCGTATTTGAAAAGGGTGGAAGAGTGAGCCCACTATCCCTTCCTAATGACTTTACACGTACAGCTCAACCTAAGGTAATGATTCATATCCCAGATGAAGAGGACACTGAAACATCAATGGGTGCTGCTCAAGTAGCTGAAAAGCCAACACAGCCACAGCAACGCATGAGCAAGACTGGAATGGTTGCCTCTATTTCATCACATGAGCCTTCAGCTGTTGCAAGCCATGAAGGTTGGACTCTTCACAGCGATAACGTTTGGCGTAAGATCCAACACCCACTAACTAATGTTCCTGAGTCTCAAAAGATGCATGCTGCAGACTATGTAGCTGCACAGGCTTCTATGCTTGTAGATGAGAAGAAAGCTGCTGCAGCTAAGTCTGCTAAATCTGCTCCGGTTAAAAAAGCTGTAAAGGGAATGGCCGCTGCTCTTAGCAAGACTCAAGATGTTCTTACATCTCAGAAAGAGCCATACCACTATGCAACTAACCCACGTCCACCTAAGTCAACAGGTACTGATATGTTGGTTCGTGATACCGGTGCTGTTGGAAAAGCTCTTAAAGCTGGCAAGATTACTACTGAACAAGCAGGACAGTTTGATCCTAATATTCGTAATGCTCCTAAAAAGAATAAGGGACAGCTTGTTGGTACCCCACGTGCCGGAGATTTCAAATATTTAAGCAAGGAAGAGAAGAAGTCACTTAAAGAGAGCAACCCTAGAGCTCACAAGTTATATCTTCAATCTGAGAAGGCTCATAAGGAAAGTGAAAATGCTAAGGCTCTTAAAGCTCAGCAAAAAGCTCTTTCACCTAGAAAGTCATTCTATAACCGCTTTGGTGATGCTAAGGCTGTTGGAAAGACAGAGTCTTCCAAGTTTACTAAGGCTAAAGCTGAAGTATCTGGTGGACGTCAATGGAGAACAGTAGAAGTGGGAGAAACTATTCCTACTGTTTACAACCAGGATAATATGGAAGGTCAAGGACTTTCTGCAGATCAGCAAGCTGCAGTAAAAGATCTTGGAACTTCAATTGTTCGTGCTAAGAATACTTTTGGACTTACCCCTGCACAAGCTCGTAAGAAGGGCGCTGTAGGTAAGCGTTCATTCCAGGTAATGGCAGATGAGCGTGGTCCAGTACGTGATACTGAAGTACACGCACACATCCAGCACCTACCAGAGCGTACAGATGTTGTTCAGGCTCTAAAGACTGGAAAGATTCATCCAGAAGAGGCTAAAGATCTTCGTTCTCTTGATCAGTTCAGTAAGTATCGTGCTGAAGGCGTAACTCCAGGCAAAGAAGGTCTTAACGAAGTTAAGTACTCTCGTTTGTTTGAGCCTGTACTAGCTCCTGTTAAGCCTGCTTCTCGTAAGGGAACACCTGTTGAAAAGTTAAATGCTGCTGTTAAGCCTGGACTTCGTAGTGAAGAATCTATGGTTAAGGGCGGACCAGTTAAAGAAGTTATGGAGCCTACAGGTAAGAAGGCTGCTTCTGCAGTTAAGGTTCCTAAGAACATGAAGCGTGTATACGGTGAGAAGCTTCCTGTTCCTGAAGAGAAGCCAGAAAATCGTGGTATGAAGGGTTCTGTTAAGGAAGGTCGTGGACGTCAGTTCAGCAACCTACAAGGACCAGTAAATCTTAACGCTGTTAATCCTAAGACAGGAAAGTTTGCTGGAACAATTGCTGTTCACCCTTCATTGGGACGAGGCTATGTAGCTGCGCACCATGAAACCGGAACAGATATTCCTGGCACAGGTAATGTTGTTCGCAGAGGAAATGCTACACAGGAAACTCTACGTAAGGGAGTAAAGAAGTTTGAAGCTCCTCACGTAACATTTATTCCGGATAGCAATCCTGCTAACCCTGTTCACGTCCCTGCTAGTGACTTCTAATAGCCATGTCTCTATCGGAGATCTTTAAGTCTTATTACCCTAAAGGCAATAAGCTACCTAAGAACTTGCGTAATAACGCACGTGAGGCTGCAACCTATCTAACAGGCATCCCATATGAGTCTGATCCAGATGCTATGAAGCCTATCGGTCGTGCAGGAAGATCATCGGGGTCTAATAACTAATGGGGCTTAATAACGACACTATCTACACCCATGGTGGAGAGCTTAATGGTAAAGGCTTGCACAAATGGCATTGCCTTAGCTGTCCATGGACACAGACTGCTCTAGGTGGTAGTAAAGAGCAAAATGCCGGGCAGCGCAAGGCTGAAGCCCACAGATGCTATGATTCATCTAAGGATGCACAAGCAAGGCGTAGGGATATCTATGGATAACAACTTTGAGTTTTCAATAGGGTCTGCACAACAAGAGGAGAAAAATAATGGCTAAATCAGCAGCTTGGACTCGTAAAGAAGGTCAGAACCCTAATGGCGGACTAAACGCTAAAGGTCGCGCCTCTGCCAAAAAAGAAGGACATAATTTAAAACCTCCTGTAAAAAAAGAAGAAGCAGCTAAATCTAAGAAGTCTGCTGCACGTCGTAAGTCTTATTGTGCACGCTCTGCAGGACAAGCTAAAATGTTTCCTAAAGCAGCTAAAGATCCAGATAGTCGTTTAAACAAAGCAAGAAGGGCATGGGACTGCTAATGGCTAAAGAAGTATGGGATAAAAAAGATCCTGATGGTGGCAAGCATAAGAAGCTATCTTCTAAGAAGAAAGCTTCGGCTAAAGCACGTGCTAAAGCTGCTGGTCGCCCTTATCCTAATTTGATTGATAATATGGCTGCCGCAAAGAAAAAGGGCAAGTAATGTCAGCCGAGAAGTCTTTATTTCCTTTAAAAGGTCAAAGACTAAATGTAGTATCCCCTGAGGGTATAACTGTAGGTGTTCATAGAATGCCTGTTGTTGCAGATAAGTCCTCACTTCCCCCACTTTATCATGGTTCAGGTAGTCATATTAAGGTGGGAGATACTGTAAGGCCTCATCCAAAATCTCCAGATCCAGAGTCTAGAAGATATGCTTTTGCAAGCTCTCTTCAGGGAGCTGCTGGGGTATATGCACGAGGTCCAAACACTGAAATAAATGGTCAGGGAGTGTTTTGGGGTATTGTCCATAGAGTAGGGCCTACAGAAGATAACGAAGTATTAAAGGATATTCATCCTCATGGAGAAAGATCTTGGGGAAAAGAACATGGGCACTACTTATCTAAACAGTTTAAAGTATTAGAGGCTACTCATTTAGTGGATTATATGGGGAGGCACACCCCTCTGGGAAACAATTCACCATTGTATGACCCGCCTACAAAAAAATACAAACAATTAAAATTTCAGGATATACGGGAGAAAAATAATGGCAACTAAGAAAAAAGCAGTCGCAGGCGGTAAAGAATATAAAGGATCTGCTGCTAATGGTGGTCGTAAAATTATTGTTGAGCATTATAAAGATAAAGCCGGTAAATGGCATACTACTTCAAAGAACGCTGCCAAGGCTAAATATGAAAAAACACATGGCAAGCTACCTAAGGGAACAGATGTGGACCACAAGGATAATAATCATGATAATGATTCTTCCAGCAACCTGCGCCCACTCAAGCATGGCAAGAATACTGCCAAGGAGAATAAGCGCAGAGCTGGTAAAAAAGCTTAAGCTAAAGGTGCTGCTTTAAGCCAGTACTTTACAACGTTTGTTGAAACACCACCATTATAAGAATTTCTTCCTACTCCCCAGCTACCCCAATTACGGCCTCCAGAGGTCATCTGGAAGGCTATCTTGGCATTGGTAACGGGATTATATAGGTCAGTAGCTGAAACAAGCCCATACTGGCTTACACGGGCTTTTAAGGCACCATATAAGTTAATCTGAAACATCCCATAAGAATTATCCCCAGTACGAGGATTAAAGTTATGAGATAAAGGATTTCCATGGGATTCTTTCATTGCCACTGCCCAGGCAACCTTCAAGCTTTGTCCTTGAAAACCTGTTAGGCGTAAAAGGTCATATAGTTGAATTTGGCTGAGCTTTCTCATACCGGAGTATTTGAGAACGGGGTCTACGCACGTGGGGACCACCTTGGCTGTGACAGCTCTAGCTGTCGAGGTAAACGAGTTTGTTATTGCTAGTACTACTGAGAGCACTACTACCGCTAGTTTTCTTTTTCCATTAAAATGCACACTATCTCCTAGGCTTGAGAGCCAACCCGAATCCTCATCCAACTGTCACTTGGATGAAAATAGCCCGGCGTCTGTCTGCCAAGCTAGTTGCAACCCTTTTGTTTCGTTGTTAGTGTTAGAGGCTATGACCCCTCTATGAAATACTGTACCAGTAAATACAGGGTTAGCGCAACAACCAAATATGTATGAGATACTATAGACCTGTATAAACTGGCCTGAAAGGACCTTATATGGCAAAATGCGTATCAAAGATCCTCATGGCAAGGAAAGCAAAGGTACAAGATGAGAATAGAACGAATAGTAACGAAGCAGGGACATCCAGTTCCGAAAACAGCACACAATCCTAAGGGACCGTTTCCACCAGAGATTTACCAAAGAACAGAAGTTGTTACGGATTATGTTCCATTTGATGATGATATTCCGACAGGGGCGACAGCACAAAATGAATTTAAAGAACCAAAAATCTTCAAGTGCCGCTTCTGCCAGCAACTTGTGTATGAGCACAAAATTCCAGACCACGTATGTGAGGGCATCGAAGATGGCGAAGACGCATGATGTTGGAGATTATTACTGGCACTTTATGGTGTACCCGGTAAAACCACCAAGCATTATAGAAAAAGCAGAAACACAAGAGATTGACGGCAAATACCGTGGTGGACATGGGTGGGTAACCCGACTTCCATTTACACGGTATGCTTTAGTCATTGGAAAATGGACTAAGGCCTATGATGAAAGCTCTGCGTTAACAAGAGCGATTATAGGTCGCCCAATGAAGCAAGATGAAGTTGATTGGGACAAAATACGATTTGGGGCAGAGAATGTTCAAGAAGAAGAGTAAGTTAGCAAAAGAATTAACAAAAATACAAAAGCGTGTACAGATGCTGCCTACGGCAGAACTTCTTACATGGAGCGACCAAATAATGTATACAGTTGGTCGTAATCTATCTGCATGGCAGAAAAGTCAAAATCCTTTCTCTTTAGAGGAAGCCAGAGTGGGCGCAGAAGCGTTGCACGCAATCGTAGACGCATTAAGCGAAAGGTCGATTAAGTGAGCGACGAAGAAGATCTCTTTGATGAGGTTGATATCGATGAACTTGAACTTGATCTAGAACCACAAGATATAGATGTAGAAGATGCTGAAGAAGAGCTTGATGAATTATCTAAAGAGTTTGTAAAAGCGCTTGTAGATAAAATCATGCAGTTTATGGAGTTATTGGTAGGACATCAGCTTCACCCATATCAAGCCCCATTAGCTAGACGAATTATTGAATCCGTACTTATTAACGATGGTGAAGAAGTAACTGCTCTAGCCTCACGTCAATCAGGTAAATCAGAAACTATTGCTAATACTGTCTCTACTTTGATGGTAATCCTTCCACGTCTAGCCCGCATGTACCCAGAGCTACTTGGTAAATTTGGTGACGGTTTATGGGTTGGAATGTTTGCTCCAGTTCAAAACCAGGTAGAAACCCTCTATGGTCGTACAGTTTCCCGCCTAACAAGTGACCGTGCTATGGAAATCTTTGGGGATCCAGAAGTAGACGATATTCCTACTAAAACCCCAGGCGTAACTAAAAACATTAAGCTTAAGAAGTCTGGCTCCACTCTTATGATGATGACAGCTAACCCAAGAGCTAAGATCGAATCTAAATCTTTCCATTTAATTATTATTGATGAGTGTCAAGAAGCTGATGACTTTGTAGTTTCAAAATCTATTGCTCCTATGGGTGCGTACTATAACGCCACCATAGTAAAGACCGGAACCCCTACAACCCACAAAAATAACTTTTATCGTGCCATCCAACTTAACAAACGACGCCAGACCGGCTCACGTGCTAAGCAGAACCATTTTCAATGGGACTGGCGAGAGGTAATTAAGTACAACGAAAACTACGGCAAGTTCATTAAAAAGGAGATGCTACGTATTGGCGAGGACTCAGATGAGTTCCAGCTTTCATACAACTGTAAATGGTTGCTTGAACGTGGTATGTTCATTACCTCAACTATTATGGATGATCTTGGTGATACCTCACAAGAGATTGTTAAGAGTCACTTTAGATCTCCAGTAGTAGTCGGTGTGGACCCTGCTCGTAAAATGGACTCAACAGTTGTAACAGTAGTATGGGTAGACTGGGACCGACCAGATGAATACGGTTATTATGATCATAGAGTATTAAATTGGTTGGAATTACAGGGCGATGACTGGGAAGAACAATATTTTCAAATTCAACAGTTCTTATCTAACTACGATGTGCTAGCTATTGGAGTAGATGCCAACGGTGTTGGTGACGCAGTTGCTGGTCGTCTAAAGATCCTTATGCCTCGTGCTGAGGTAATCCCTGTAACATCCAGCCCTACAGAGCAATCCAAGCGCTGGAAGCACCTTCAAGCTTTAATTCAACGTCAGCTGGTCTCATGGCCTTCCCATGCTAAAACCAGACGACTTCGTATTTGGAAGAAGTTTTACCAACAAATGGTAGATGCTGAAGTTCAGTATAAAGGCCCTAATTTTCTAGTAGCAGCCCCAGATGAGGTACATGCCCACGATGACTTCGTGGACTCACTTGCCTTAGCCTGTTCTCTTACCCAAGAGATGGTTATGCCTACTGTTGAAGTTAGCGCCAACCCGTTCTTTTAATTATTGTATTTACTAAGACAGATCTTATAGTTTTAGCGAATAATAATACCCGAGGACCTCAATCCCAACCCTATAGGAGAATAAACAATGGCAATGGAAAATATTGCACCTACTCCTCAGTTCCCTGAGCGTGTAGGCACAAGTTATGAACGCAAGTTCAGCCCAGCAACACCAGGCCTACGTGGCCCACTTCGTTTTGAAGAAGGTATTGCAACAGATACAGACGTTCCAAATGATTTCCAACTTGGCTTGGATCAAGGTTATGACACACCAGCTGGTCGTCCTAACCACAACGAGAACGTTTTTGAGAAGTATCCAGAAGAAACAATGAAGGAACGTGCACACGTCGGCTCAGCTGCGTGGGTAGAAGCTCCTACATACCTTGGCGAGTTTGCACAAGGAAACTTCGGAGATCACTCTCAGACAGTTATTGAAGAAGTCATCCGCAATGGCTCACGCTATGAGCGCATGAACCCTGCTTCAGTTAACGACTAATTACTGTATACTAATGTCGTCCCCGGTCGCAAGGCCGGGGATAACATAAGGGAGAAACATGGGAACAGCTAAAAAGTATTTAAAATCGTATGAAGCGATTGTGAATCAAGCTAAGGCTAGATACCCAAAGCGCAGAGGTGCAGGAACAACTCCCCAAGCAAACAAAATGATTAGTCAACAGTGGGCCGCTACAGGAGAGCAAGAACCTAGAACTTTGAAAGATGCCGATCCAAATAAAGTGGATTTGAAAGCAGTAGCAAGAGATAAAGAAAAGCAGAAGACAGATCGCAAAAAGCGTAATCTGAAAAAACAAAATTTCGTAGTTTGAGGGCAAACAATGATGGGATTTAATCGATGAGTGGTGGTATTGATTTTAGTCCTCCGTCGTATAGAGCGGCGTCGAGTGATTTAACAATCTCCATTTCCCCACTGGGACTTGTAGAACTTGCTGATGAAGAGTTCGAAGTTCATGGGCCACGTCTAAACCGTTACTCACTTAACTGGGCAATGTATCTAGGACACCATTGGTCTTACCGCCGTGAATTAGGCGAATCGCAGATGGTATATAACTATTATCGTGCTTTTACAGATTTTATTATTAACTTTACATTTGGACGTGCAGTTTCATTTCGCAGCCCTGCAGCAACAGAGGCAATCATTCCCGACATCTTAAAGCGTGTATGGGAAATTGATAATGATAAGCATGGCGTTATGTGGGAAATGGGCCAGCAAGGCGGAGTATCTGGCGACTGCTTTATTAAAGTAGCTTACGAAGAAGCTTATGAAGACTCAGTAGGAGGACGCCACCCGGGTCGTGTTCGTGTACTTCCTCTCAATGCTTCTTTCTGTTTTCCAGAGTTTCACCCACATGATCGTTCACGCTTGATTCGTTTTAAGCTTAAGTACCGCTTCTGGGGCACCTCAGTAGAAGGCACACGACAGGTCTACACATATACAGAAATTTTGACCGATGAGCGTATTGAAGAATACATCAACGATGAAATGATCGATAGCCGTCCAAACCCTATCGGCATAGTTCCAGTTATTCATATTCCTAACGTTCGTGTTTCAGGATCCCCATGGGGACTAGCTGATTGTCACGACGTTATTACTCTTAACCGTGCTTATAATGAAACTGCTACAGATATTGCTGACATAGTCAACTACCACGCCGCACCAGTTACAGTTATCACAGGAGCTAAAGCTTCAGCCCTTGAAAAAGGCCCTAAGAAGGTATGGGGCGGACTTCCAAAGGATGCACAAGTATTTAACCTAGAAGGTGGCGGACAAGGTCTTACAGGTGCTCTTGAGTATCTTAAGATGGTCAAGACTGCTATGCACGAGATGATCGGAGTACCTGAGACAGCACTTGGACAAGTACAGCCTATCTCTAATACCTCTGGTGTTGCTCTTTCTATTCAGTACCAACCTCTTATGAATCGTTACCAGCAAAAGTTAGTACAATATGGTGAGGGATTGCGTCGGGTTAATGAGCTTGTCCTACGTACCTTGGCATTTAAAGAGCCTGAGCTATTTACTTACAATCCTAAGTTTAACGGCCCAATCAAGCCTAATCAGCTAACCCAGTTAGATTTGAATGACCCAATCACTTATGAGACGATTGTTCACTTCCCACAACCTCTTCCATTGGATAAGCTCATCGTCCTCAATGAAATCCAACAGAAGATGAATATGAACTTGGAAAGCCGTGAAGGTGCTTTGCGCCAGCTCGGTGAAGAGTTCCCAGCTGAGAAGCTTGAAGAGATTCGTCAAGAGCTTATCGCTGATGCTAAGGCTGATGGAGCTGTTAACCTTATCAAGCAACAAATCAACTCCGCTATTACCTCTCTAACAGGAATGATGCCAGACGGCACCATGCCTCCAGGAGCTCAACCAGGTGATGGAACAGGCCCAGGACCTCTTGGACAACCTGGAGTTGTGACCCCATTTGAAGAGCAGACTCTAGCTCAAATGCAGTCAGAGATCGTGACTGAAGCCTATGGAACTAAACTTCCACAGTGGCGTTCAGCTGATAAAGACGGCGGAGCAGAGGATGACTTTAAAGGTCAAACAAATTAAGCATTAAGCCTGCAAATACTTCAAGTATTTGACAGACTGTATACCAAACTAACCCGCAGGTCATCGTGGCACTAATTCGGACAACGACCTCTTAAACCTAAAGGAATAATCATGGCAACAGATTCACCCGTTGTTGAGAATGCAGTGGCTCAAGAAGCTTTTGCTTCAGAAGTCAATCCAACTCAAACAACTCAAGCAGTGGCCTCCCAACAGTTCACAGAACAAAAGGGATACACTGAAGACGATCTAAAGCGAGTACGTGAACAAGAAAAATCAAAACTTTACCCTCAGATAGATTCACTTAAAGAAGAATTAAATCTTCTTAAGAAAGAACGTGAAGAGCGTGTAGCAGCAGCTGAAGCAGCGAAAGCAGAAGCAGAAGCAGTAGCTAAGCGCCAAGCAGAATCCGAACTAGATGTTCGTCAACTTCTTGAGGTTAAGGAAAAAGAATGGGCAGCCCAACTTGATGAAATTCGTCAAGAGAATGCTCGTAAGGATGCACTACTAGAGCGTGAACGCCAGTATGCAGAACTTACTAACTATCGTAATCGTCGTTTAGAAGAAGAACGGGATAACATAATCCCTGAGCTTGTAGATCTAATCTCAGGAAATAATCCCGACGAGATTGAACAAAGCATCACCAATCTTAGAGATCGTTCGTCTAAGATACTAGATTCGGCACAGCAGGCACTTCAGTCCACCCGTCGTGAGATGGTAGGAACTAAGACTACTTTGCCACCAACCATGGAAAACAATTCGGATCAACAACAGTTCACGGCAGAACAACTTTCTGCTATGTCGGTTACTGAATACGCAAAAATCAGAAATAAGCTACTCCCAGGAGTATCTTCACCTGATCGAGGAATCTTTGGTTAATAGTTTTACACCCCCTAACCCATATATGAACAAGGAGTAATACCGACATGGCATCAGCCGTAACAGGTACCGGCAATTTAGCCGCAGCACCTACAGCGTATTCTGGTTCAAACAGCCAGCTTACACAAGCAATTCAGACCATCTGGTCTAAGGAAATTCTATTCCAATCAATGCCTATCTTGCGCTTCGAACAATTCGCAGTCAAGAAGACAGAACTTGGCGTAGCTCCTGGACTCCAGATCAACTTCATGCGTTACAACAACCTCGGATTCGCATCTTCACTAGTTGAAGGCGTCCGTATGTCAACAAGCGCATTGACAGCACAACAGTTCTCAATCACAGTAGCAGAGCACGGCTTTGCAATTGCTGTATCAGAACTACTACTTAACGCATCATTCGATGACGTTATGGCATCAGCTTCACGTCTTCTTGGACGTAACATGGCTCTCTACCTTGATGGCCAGGCTCGTGACACACTCATGGCAGCTTCATCCGTAATCTACGGTGAAGATCGCTCAGCCCTAACAGGTTCTAACAACTGGTATGACTACGGCACAGTAGCAACATCACGTGCAACCCTTACAGGTGCAGCTTACCTATCTCCACACGTTGTTAAGGACGCAGTTGAGAGCCTCTCAACAAAGAACATCCCACGTCTTGGTGAGACATATGTTGCATTCGTGCATCCACACCAATCACGTCGTCTTCGTGACAATCCTGAGTTCATTGAAGTAACCAAGTACGCAGCTCCAGGTAACTTCATGCTCGGTGAAATTGGTCGTCTATACGATACAGTCTTCATCGAAACAACTCAAATCCAGAAGGTAACAAACGGCGCAGGCAGTGGCTATACCACTGACTCAGTTGTTGCTCCTGGAGATATCACATACCCAACTGGTGGAGGATACACAACACCAGTAACAAAGACCGGTAACGGTAACAAGGATCGCTACTCAGCAATCTTTATTGGTGACAACGCATTCGGTCACGCTATTTCACTTCCAGTGGAACTTCGTGACGGCGGTATTCTTGACTTCGGTCGTGAGCACGCTCTTGCTTGGTACGCAATTTACGGTCTTGGCCTTATTACAGATCAGTCTGTAATCATCGCAGAAACCAACTAATTTAAACCCCGAGGGGGTTAGGAAACTAGCCCCCTCACCCTAAAACCTACAAGGAGAACACACATCGTGGCAAAAGCAAAAGTAACTGACGTAACAGGTCGTCAACGTGAAGATCAAATTAAGGCAGTGGCAGAACAGCAAGCAGCTCGTGTTAACGAGATGTCTATGGCAACAGCTGTAAAAGAAGTCAAGGATGCAACAGAAGTTGTGGATATGACTATTCCTTCAGCACCAACCGTTATTGATGAAGTAGAAAGCGTGGGCGTTAGCCTAGCAGACGATTCAGTCGTAGTGCGTGTGGCAGAAAACATTGATCAGATGACCATCGGAGCAGGAAATAGTTATTCTTTCCAGGCCGGTAAAAAATATAAGGTGTCAAAGCATGTAGCTAATCACCTTCAAGAAAAAGGTTATCTGTACGATAGATTGTAAGAGAGCTTTTTAAGACTCTCTTATCCCGCCCCCTGCAGACAACCGCCCTCCTGTCTGTAGGGGGTCTTTAACGTTTAGGCGGATTATTTAAGCAAAATCTAAGATGATATGCACAAGCAACCTTATATGGAGGATCAGTGGCCACCTTATCACAACTCGCTAGTAGATTGCGGTCAGAAATTGGCGATACTCCACGTTCTTTTGTAGACACTTACACAGGCGATGGATTAACAACTAGATTTCAACTTAGTCAAGCTCCAGTTCTAGGCAGTAGCCTAGTTATTACAGTGGCTGTCCCAACATCTACATCTACAGTAACAGCTGCCTCAGCTGCCTCAGGAACCATTACCTATACTTCTAGCAACTCTTTAACCGCTGGACAAACTGTAAACATTACTGGATTAACTAACTCTATTTCTATAACCGCTATTGCGGGTTCTGGCTCCGTTGTAACTTACTCGACAACGTCAACAACAGGTCTTTCAGCAGGGCAAACGATTACTATATCTGGTTCTACCACAACTGGTTTTAATGGTACAAAAACTATTTTAGCAGTCAATGCCGGAACTAGTTTTACAGTTACCTCTGCTGTTACCGGAGCAACTTCAACTGCAACAGGTACGTATTCATCCCCGTTTAATTTAACTGGTGTGATAGTAGCCTCTAGAACTACAACATCTTTTACAGTAACTAATGCCACCACTGGTGTTGCAGTAACTGGCGCCTCAGCAGTGGCCTCTGGTTTGGCTACAACATTTGACGTCTCTTCTACTACAGTTATAGAAGAAGGCATCGGCATTATGACCTTGGCAACGGCTCCTGCAAACAATGCGGTAATTACTGTATCCGGTACAGCCTACCGATATTTTACTGATTCTGAAGTATCCTATTATATAACCACTGCCTTTATAGAACATACGCGTAATGAAGCCGATACTAATGGTAGTGCGATTAGTCAACTAAATAGACTTCCAGGTATTGAAGAATACCCATTAATTCTCTTAGCATCAACTATGGCTCTTTACACCTTGGCTAATGATGCGGCGTTTGACATTGATATTATTTCTCCAGATGGCGTATCTATCCCACGTTCTGAGCGTTACCGCCAGCTCATGGAAATGGTTCAAGCAAAGAAGGAACAGTATCGTGAGCTTTGTTCCCTACTCAACATTGGCCTTCATCGCATTGAGGTATTTACTCTGCGCCGTATTAGCCGCATGACAAATCGTTATATTCCCGTATATCATCCTCAAGAAATTGATGACGGATCAATTCCACAAAGAGTTTCTCTACCTATCCCTAACTACGGAGATACTGCACCTGACGTACCAGTTATTTCTAAAGATCTATCACTTTATGCTGGGGATGATTTTATGGAGGTCATTAAATTCTCTATGGATATTACTTCCTATACTCCTCTTTCTCAAATTCGTCTATATCCATCTATTCCTGGAAGCAGAGTTGGTCCAGTAATTGTTGGAACATTTACTTTAACAAAGAGTGCGTCTGTAGTAGGCGGAATTGTAGATACATTAACCATGACTCTTCCCGGCTCAGTTACACGAGATTTACCAAATGTTTCATACTACGATTTGCAAATGACCTCAAATAGCGGAAAAGTTAAGACATACCTTTATGGCAAGGTATTTACACACTCAGAGGTTAGTAATCCACTAGGACCCTTCTAATGAGTTGCTTAGATAACTGCGGAACATGTACTCAATGTACTGAACTTATTATCGTTACTGATGTATCTCCAGGCATTACTTATATAACCTCTGATCTTATTCCAGACCCTCTCTCCCCAGACATTACTAATATTGCTGCTACCGGTCCTCAGGGTATTCAAGGTCTTCAAGGTACGCAAGGTAATCTTGGTATACAAGGTTTTGGTTATGCTCAGCTACAAGGTATTCAGGGACCTCAAGGCGTACAAGGATTGCAAGGTAATCAAGGAGTACAAGGTCTACAAGGTGTTCAGGGATTAGGCTATGCTCAATTACAAGGTATTCAAGGTAATCTTGGACCTCAAGGCGTACAGGGCTTACAAGGAGTTCAAGGCTTACAAGGCACGCAAGGTGTACAGGGTGTTCAGGGAACACAAGGAACCCAGGGTATTCAAGGTAATCTTGGAAATCAAGGAACTCAAGGTGTACAAGGTGTGCAAGGCTACACTGGCTTACAAGGTTTTAGAGGACTGCAAGGTTTACAAGGTATTCAAGGTTTTCAAGGTAACCCAGGCCTTAACATTAATATTCGTGGTTACATCACTAGTGTAAGTCAACTACCCGCAACAAACAATACTATTAATGATGCTTACATTAATGAAACTGATTTAGACTTATATGTTTGGGCAGGTACTATCTGGATAAATGTAGGACAAATTGTAGGTAACCAAGGCGTAACAGGTGCACAAGGTTTTAATGGCTTACAAGGTATTCAAGGATTAATTGGACTTCAAGGATCTCAAGGTACGCAAGGTATTCAAGGCATTCAAGGACCTCAAGGTTTACAGGGTAATCAAGGACTACAAGGCTTTGGTTATGCACAGTTACAAGGAACCCAAGGTACTCAAGGTTTACAAGGAACACAAGGAACCCAAGGTACTCAAGGTGTACAAGGTCTACAGGGATTACAAGGATACGATGGTACGCAAGGTACTCAGGGAATTTCAATACAAGGTACTCAAGGCACTACTGGTACCCAAGGCTTAACAGGTATTCAAGGAACTACTGGTTCTCAAGGCACAACAGGCTCACAAGGAACTACTGGAACTCAAGGAACTACGGGTGCGCAAGGCACGACAGGTACTCAAGGTCTGTTAGGCGCCCAAGGTACATTTAATATTGGCTCTGCTCAACCAGTACCTCCATATGTTGGAGAAGTTTGGGTAAACACTAATGATGGTAGAACTTATACATATGATGG